TTTAGAAACTACTCCTAATAGTGGAACTTTAGAAATAGCGGTAGGTGATGACGCTTCAAATGAGCAAATTCATTTTAGATGGTATAATACAAATTCTAGTGCAGAAACTATAGCACACGATATAACTGTTCCTAGAGCTACAGGCACTTTAGCTTTAACCAGTCAAATACCTACTACTCTTCCTGCTAATGGAGGTAATGCTGATAAACTAGACGGTTATCATGCTAACGGACTTCTTACTGCTCTATCTAATTCTGATAAGGGAATTAGTATAACAGTTGGTGGAACTACTAAAAGCATATCGAACATTAGTGTTAATTATGCTAGTAGTGCTGGTAACGCTGATACTGTTGACGGCTATCACGAAAGTTCATTTCTTAGATATAGAGGTGGTTATGAAGATGCATCTGTAACTAAAGATGGAGTTGGAGTTTATGGTTGGACTCATACTAATACAGGATATAATAATTTCCATGAACCTAATGGTGATATAATTAATATACAAGGTTTTTCTACTTGGAGAACTAGATTTGATATAGGAACTAGTGGAAGAATTAGAATAGTACATGGTATAAATACTACTACTGCAACTGAAGTAGGTTATCTTGCTTATCTACATGATAATGTAGCTTCTGCATCTAAGCTTGCAACAGCAAGAAGTATTTGGGGTCAAAGTTTTGATGGTACTGGTAATGTTAATGGAACAATATACATAAATAATAGTGACTCTAGTAATGGAGCTATACGATTAAATAGTGATATAAGTTCTAATGCTCGTATATCAGCTATAAACGACCAAGTAATATTTAATACTGGTAATGCTATTCGTTTTGGTGAAACTGCTTGGGATTGGAATGAATGGGCTGGTCTTAAATATACTCATTCTAATAAAACTATTTATCTTGGTATAGCTGATGGTTCTGTGTTTAATGCTAATAGCGCACAAAGTGATGGTACACTTAGACTTGCAGGTATTAAAACTGTAACTCCTGATAGTGGAGCTAGAATTGGAGGTAGTGGTGGTGATTTATATTTAGGTAATGCTAATAATAGTAATTGGGTGAAAGTTCAAAATATATGTAGTCATAATGGTTCTAATTATTGGTATATATATCAAAGCGGTAATGCTCATTTTAAAAATATTGATTCAGGTGATGCTACTATTAATGGTACTGCTACTATCAATGGTAATTTATTAGTTAGTGGTTTAATAGATAACAAAGGTATAATACCTGCATCTTCTGCCTTTAATGATAAAGGAACTAGTTGTTATGTTTCAGCTGATGCTTTATGTTCTGGAATTACTGCTATTACTGATAGTATACAAGTTAATCAAGTAACTGTACAATATTCTAACGATAGCGGTAATAGTTGGACTAATTATTCTATGGGTAATGATGCTAAATTTAATCTATATGCTAGTAATGCAGGTTTAACTCAAGTTTACTTAGGTAATAATGTTATCACTGGCAATAATGATGCTGAGAAATTAGCTCAAGTAAAAAAGAACGAATTGATAGTTTCATTTTATATTTCTAATAGTTGTTATGCTCAACCTTATTTTGCTAGTGTTGATATATCGAATGGTATTGATACTATTTGTACTGTAGAAACACTAAACAATAGTGGTGCTGTAGTTGAAACTTATACTAAACATATGTCTGGATGGAATCAAGTTAATTATATAAGTCTATTACATAATGGTAATGCTGGTTATGGTGTAGGAAACAACGATAGAAGATATATTAGATTTAAGTTTAAACATGACCAAAAGACTACTGCTTTACGTAATACTGTAATAAATAAAATACGAATATTTTCTTTTACTAAGTATTCATTTCCTACTGATAGATTTATGGGTCATACAGGTCATATATATAATTTCGATTATAATATGAATACTTACTTCCCTAATAGTATTCTTGCTAAAGGTGGAGTTACAGCTTATCAATCTTCAGACATCCGCTTGAAGCAGGATTTGCGGAAGCTGGACTACTTCGGCATCATCAAGGCAATGGGTGGCACGTTCGGCTTTGCTTGGAAGAAGGACAATACAAGGTCTATCGGCTGGATTGCCCAGCACGTCTTGTGCAACCCTCACTTAAAGGACATCGTGGAGACGGACGAGAAGGGCTACTACAAGATAAACTACTGGTCTCCTAAGCTGATTGCAACGGCATTCGGTGCTATCGAGCAGGTGGGCGATGAGGTCAGCAGGTTGAAGGCTCGGGTGGTCTTCCTCGAATCAGAGGTTCAGCGATTGAGTGGAGATAAGGAAGACTGCAACAAGAAAAGATTAGATAACAAGAATATTAATTCATTAAATTAGATTAGAAAATGGAGAATTTAAAGATTAACAAGAAGAGTGAACAGACAACTGCCACTTATACCAAGGGCGGCTATCGAGTAGAAATCACCTACAATGTTGACAAGACGGGTGGCAACATTGAGAGCATCAATATGAGTATCTATGGTGACCCAAATGGTAATTATCTCGGCAATGCGAACGCAAGCTCCAACGGCAGCGAGCTGACCTACAACATCAGCGGTGTTCCGCAGAGCAAGCTCAGTGAGGTATCAGCATTGATTAAGGAGGTTAATTCCGCTATCGCTGCTAATATGGCAAGCGAGGCAGCAGAGTAAGTATCGTGAGTATTAACGCAGGGTGGCTCTTATAGAGCTGCCTTGCCTAGTGTTTTAAGTTCTAAAGATTAAGCGTATGGAACGATTTATGTTATGACTTGCGAAAGTGTTCAATGTAACAGTAGAGCGAGTTGTTACTAAAGAAGTTGTAACAGAATAAGGAACTGAAGTTGAATATTTAAAAAATAAAGATTATGTCTTACAATAGTGATAGTGGAATTATTAGTGCTCCTGTTAGCATTGATGATGTTAAACAAGCTCTTGGAGAGAGTAGCAATGACCTTGCTACTCTTTGTAAGAGTGAAAATATAAATATATGGAGTAAGTATAAACCTATTAATTGTAAAGGTGAATTTAAAGAATATCCTATTAGAGAAGACTCTGATGAAATAGTAACATCTTCATATAGTAAATATACTTGTGTTGTTCGTTGTGGTATGAATATACCTATGGATACTTATAAGAACTTACGTAATAATTATGGAGGAGAAGGTTTTGCAATTAATGGTTGTTACAAACTTTATTTAGATAATATATATGGAATAAATGGTGGTATTAGTGCTGATACAACTACAATGGTATCAGGAAAACATTTTCCAAAAGGTGGTGCTAATTCTCCTTATAGATTAAGTGATTTTAGAAACTATAATAGTAAAGCAATAAGTAATATGTTCCAATCTTCTATTCCTACGTTATTTAATGTTGAAATTTATTATTCTTCAACTCCTAAATTTAATTGTGTTCTATATAAGAATACAAATGTGGATGATAATACAAATGTTACTATGGAAGATATAATTACCGATTTATCTTTAGCTTGGTCTTTTTGGGTTCAAATTCGTTACGATTCACCATATAATGTTAATGATAAGATTTATAAAAATTATTATGTTGGTAATTGCGAAAAACCAACAGATTATATATACGCTAGTAAAGAAATAACTTTTGATATAGGTAATGCTAAAAAAGTTACTATTGTACCTTTTTTAGCATATACTCGTAATTCATCTTTATATGATAATACAAAAATAATTTTTATAGCTCCTCCAGGTGGTATTATTTTTAATTATTATCCTAGACAAATTAATATGGAAAGTATTAAAAGTGGTTCTAGTGGTTTTGTTGATTTCTCATCATTGAGACAATTAGTTGGTGCTACTTGTATTTGTAAAGCTAGAATATATAAACTTCCTGATGCTACATTTACAGTTAATGATGGTATATTTAGAAGCGTTTGTAAGTATGGTAATAATAAGACAACATACGGAAGAGGTTATGTATCTAATAGCTCTGGTCAAGATACAGGCTCTGTAACTATTCCTAAAGGTGATAGAACAGATTATGTTGAAACATATATAAGATTTGATAATATTTATGATGAAGGTTATTATGGACAAAGATGTCAATTATCTTTTGAAATTAATATAGATGGTGGATGGAAACAAGTTCCTCCAGGAGGTAGTTATATTATGTATTAAAACATAGATGTTCTTAATATAATAAATGTGCTAGAAACGTATTTGTGGTTTACGTTCTCACCGAGAAAGCAGACACATTACGTCCTAGTGATTACCCAACGAGGGGAAGCTGATTTTTAAATTCGTAATTTTTGCTCCTCCTGCATTGCTATTCGGAATTATTTTCTTAACTTTGCAGTGTTAATAGGAAAGATATTCTGCTATGGCAATCTGGCGAAGAATATTGTATAACATAAAAATAAAGAAACAATTATGAAAAAGATTAAGACAATCGAGGCTGTTGCAGCCTACAGAACATTGAAGGCATTGAAGACATCATCAATGAGTGATGATGCCGCCATGCGAGTTTGGAAGAATATGAAGGCTCTGCGCCACGTAGCCGATACCTACGACAAGGATGTGGAGGAAGCACAGGAGAGCTTGAAGGACGATAAGTTCGAGGAGATGCAGCTCAAGCTTCAGGAGTGCCAGCAGTTGGAACAGAAGCACGCCAATGAGGGCTACGAATACACCAAGGACGATTCAGCCAAGTTCGCGGAGGTTAATGAGTACTTCTTTAATCAGAAGCAGAAGACAGAGAAGTACTTCTCAGACCTTGCCAATGCCGAGGTAGAGGTAGACATCGAGGCAGTTGAAGAGAAAGAGCTTTTCAAGGCTGCTAAGGATTGCGGCTTGAAGTTCGCTGATATGGAGAGCCTTGAGGTTTTGATAGGATAAACACTAATAGCGTTAGAATTTGGCAAGGAAGCCGTTCTAACGCTATTTTTGTAGCCATCTACTTTCAGATTGTTACTTTTTATAAAGTTTAACACAGAAATATTCTCATTTCCGCTGGTTTTGTGCAAAAAGGTGTATCTTTGCAGCACTTTCCTTATTATTAAGAATGAGGAACTAAGAACAAATAATAAAACAAAAGGAGAAGAATTTATGACTAAAGAGGAAGAAGATGAAGTCCATCGGTTAGTTCAATCAGTCGGTGTTGTACAGTTGTCAAGAGTAATGTTTAAGGACATGGACGTTAGCGAAATGATAAACGTCATTATCCTTGCAGGTAGAGGCTACAGCGTAAAGCTACTCACTTGGTTTAAGTATTATTGTGAAGTGATGCCTCTGTTTATCATGCTTTTTCATATTGCATGCATGGTAACATTTGCGTCTCATGAAAAGAAATGTGCGTATGGTTTAAGGAGAATTGGGTATCGGCAGCATTTATCTATTTCTCAGTTTACATCCATCCGCTTGTGCTTATACTTGCTAGCAGATTCTTTTGGCTCTGCTACAGATGGCGTATTCCGATGATAATCTACCTATTTGGGATAAATGCTATTCATATTGTATACTGGAATGTTTTTACCACCAACGAAATGGTGGAATCTAATGTTGTAATACTTGTAATGACCATTATATTTTATGTATATGGTTTTGCCGATAAGTATTACTCAGGCAAGGGCTGTCAAAGTTTAATCTCTAGATTATAATGATATGGGAAAGTTATTTGGTTATCACACCTTGGGAGTGTTATTAAAATCGTTGTCTGACTCTTGCTTTCGAGCAGACGAGCAAGAGAAGAGAGGGGAGAAGGTAACTGCTTGCGGAATGAGCAGCGATGAGATAGAAGACCTTTGTGAGAACTATCTGCCGTATGCTCTCAACCCTATGTTGAGCACCGAGGAGGTCAAGGAGAAGCTTCACGTTTCTGATGCAACATTGAATAGAATGGTTGCTAGAGGTGACATTCCGAACGGAGAATGCAAAAAGCGAGGGCACACCCGATATTTTAAGAAGTGGGATATACTGCACTTCATTAAGAGTAAGAGAAAATAATAGTTGAACATGTAAGTATTCCTTACAAGTTGAGTAAGAGAGGTAAGTGGTTGCCTCTCTTTTTTGTTTCAGTTTGCGTGAGTGACTGTTGCAAAAATTGCAACAGTCACTCTGACTTCCTTTTTTTTTATTTTTACATTTTCAAAAAGTCTTCTATATCTATGTACTCAATACCGAAATTCTCCGCACATTGTTTGTCGGAGTCCGAGAAGTCACCTTCTTTTCCGCTAGCATCACCTATCATTATCAGCTCACTTTTCTTCCAAGAAGAATACGACTCAAGCATTCCTGTATTTGGCTTTCTCATTTCTATCTCTGCATGCGATGGGCAATACATAGAGTTGACGAAGATATTTCGTCCGGTATGATTGCGAAGATATTTTTGCATAAAGCTTTCAATAGCCTTAATCTTGCCGATAAAATCCTGTTCGTCAACAAATTGAGGGATGCCTCCTTGGTTTGAGACTATTTCAACATAGTAAAGAGTAGGGAATGCATCTACAATCTTATCCAAAACCTCTTTACGGATTTTGAAATCTGTTACATCTGTAGGAAAGGTGTTTCCTGATATAGTTGTAATAATCGTGTCGTCTAAATCAATGAATAATACTTTTTTCTTGATTAAATATCCTTTTTCTGTCATATCTTTGCTTTCTATATTGTTGTTTAATATCTATATTTTCAAATATAGAGTTCGAAAAAACACAGTTGTTTTGGTGTGTCTCACCTTTTAATGATGCAAAGATACGACAAAAGCAACAATCTTGCAAATAAATTAATACAAATTTCAAAACATTATCTGTTTTTAATGAAATCTTTAACAATTCTCTCTATGGTGTCTTGCTTGATAGCTATAGGGGCATCACCTTGATATTCTATCACTTGGTTGCCGCATTCCTTCCAAAATAGATTGCTATTAATGCGTTCGCCATCTACCAAGA